TTCAGGTGGTAGTATAACCATTGGTTCTGGTTTATCTGGTATTAGTAGAGTACAGATAGCAGGTGGAGTAGATGAAAGCGTTGTTACTAACAATTTCCTAACAATAAATACAGGTGGTGGAGATAAGAAATACCATCCTGTTCCTAGCGGTAGTGGTATTTCAAATGGCTCAATAACTAATAGAGGAGGAACTAACTTTATTGCTTTCCAAAAAGGAAGTACGCTCCCTAATACAATGATTGCATTAAGAAATGCTATTAACAGTAATAATGGAAACACACAAGTTACTGCTTCTACATTTAGTAATACTGGTGTTACATTAACTGCTGATACTGGTGGTACTGGTGGTAACTCATTTACAGTTAGTAGCACAAATATGTCTCATGCAACCACATCAAATTTTTCGGGTGGAGAATCCGCTAGTGAACCAACACAACATATACAACTTGTAGATAGTGATGGCACAACAACTAAGTTTTTGGCAGCCCATCCAACCAAATCAAGTAATGCTAATGGTTCTACTATAACTCTTAGTAGCGTAGTTTACGTCATATACAGATTACCATTATCAGGTTCTAATAGGGCTAATTTTGCATCGGTAGTAAATGGTGTATCTGCTCTTGATATAACGGCAGCAAATGACGGTAGTAATCAAAACAAAGTAAATCTAACACAGGGAACCGCAGGTTCTAGTGGTAATACAACAATTACTGAAAACGTAAGCAACGTAACCGCAGTTAACTTTACAGGTGGAGTAACTGCATCAAATCCAAACATCTCAATTAATATTACAGATGCAGATGGAACTCTAATCAAATACAAGCCTTCTGTAAATGAATCTACTGGAACATCAGATTCTACATTTACATTCTTTCAAAAGGGTGCAAATGCAAATGCAACTGCTACAAACTTAGCATCAGCAATAAATTCTGCTCACGGTGGAGATGTAACAGCAACAACACCCGGTAATTCTAATGTAGTAAAAATAGTAATGGCTACTGCTGGAAATGCATATGCTATTTCTGAAAACTCAGCAAGTATAACATTAGCGGGTAACAATAATAATTTTGATACTAGTGGCGACTTAAACATTACATTAGGTAATAATGAGGCTGATTTAATAGGGGCAGGTGAAAAAATATATGATGCTACTGCTCAACTAATAGGCACTACTTCCAATGTAGTTGGTAATGTTCTAACATTAGATGCATCTCCTTTAGTGCCAGTAACTACTACACTATACGCTTCTCAACCAAGAGAGGCATTGTATGTTGAATCAACATATAGGATATCTTGTTCTTATACTACTAATGCTTTGAAAATATACGTTAATGGCACAGAGGTTGCATCTCAAGATATAACAACGACAATACTACCAAACGGTTTCTTCTTTGACCCTAGTGATTGTAGAATAGGACAGGGGCTAACAAGAGCGAGTGAAGGTTCTAGTACATATAATGAAGATAGGAAGAATCAATTCATGGGAGAGTTATTTGAGATGTGTATGCATTCAAGAGCAGAACCAAGTCCTAGAAACAGCACTCTATCCGTTGGATTAAATGATATCATATTCTATTATAGGTTTGGTGATGAGTAATGGCTGATAACTATACATATGTACTCAATCAAACTCGTACTCAAGAACTTACTCTAAACCATACCTATGCTAATAGAAACGATGCTTTTCCGGGTTTTGCATTTGCAGATACATCTGTAAACCCTGTACTCAAGAACCCCGGTCTAAATACCAATGACCAAGATTCTGCTAACTTCTTTGAGATAAGAAATGCACCTACAAGTTTGGGTGAAACAAGTGAGCCAATAATATCAGGTCATGAAAAGGCTAGGCTTGTTAATAGAATAATACCTTCTGCAAATAACCAGACGACCCTTGCTAATTATGCAACAAACAAGCAAGAAACTTCATCTTACAAGATAAGAATATATGATGAGAATGCATCTACTACTGGTCAACTATTAGCAGGTTCAACAGGGCCGGGTATGGATTTAGAAACAAAAGACTACTTCGTTTTAATCAATCCAGAAATAAGAGGAGATGATGGAGCAATAGCAAACAGACCGCACTTTGCCAAGATAAAGCGTCTAACTACTTATGATTACTATGGTGATGGTTTTGAGTTTGAGCCACGTTATCCAAAACCTATACCTAAAGACACTAACTTTGAAATTTACGAAGGCCCGGCAAAAACAGATACTAGCGTAGTTGCAGTATCATATGGGTTAAGGGGGAAGACAGACACTACTTCTGGTAGAACATTCCTATTCAATAAATACGATGTTAGCAGTACAGTAAGTAGGCCAACTTGGTACTTCTATGAGGATAGACTACAACACAAAAATCAACTAGATTACAATACGAAGTATCAATTGACCACTTGTAGATGGTATAGTGATTGGGTTCAGAAAGGCAGAATAAGGTCAAGCACTACAAATCAAGTTACTGCATACCAATCAACATACGTTGTAGCAGAACATACAGGAAGTTTTACTGATGCAGATATTGGTAGAAGTTTATACAAAGGAATCAACGCAGGTAATGTTCAATGGATAGGCAATATAGCATCGTATGATAGTGCAAATAGTACAATTACTTTGGATTATCCTAGAAGACCCCTATCTCTTTCAACTCAAAGTTTAATCAACGCAGCAGATTTATACTTCGTTGGTAGGGATATTCAACAAACAATATTCCTAACGGAACAAGAATATGGAGTTAACATTACTGATTTGGGGACAATAAAACACAACGCAGTTTTAGTAGACAATCAAAGAAGTAAAGATATTACAGAAGTAGGAACAGATAGTGCAACCGATTTCGATACTGCAAGCACATACACATTTACTCCTGATAGATGGGGATATGCATTTAGGAATTATAGCAGAAGCACAGAAGACAAAACTTCTGCACATTCAGATACATTCGCAACAGGAACATATAGATTCAATCATGGTAATTTTACAGGGCCAAGTAGATACCTATACTACAAGTCTTCTAACCTAAAGAACAACATAGTAGACCCTGTATTAGAAGCATCAGTTAATTTCCCTCGAAACAAAATGAGCCAGATAGCAAGAGCAAAAGTATTCGATATGTCAGGAATACAACATCTGAAACTCAAAGAAGACCATTCCTTTACAGTAAGAAATACATTACATTCATCTGCACTTAACACATACAAACTACCCTTTACTGTAACTAGTGTAACAGGAAACAAAATTAGATTGAATGCAATCACAGAACTCTTTGATGTAAGAAATGACAATTTCTTAAAGGTAAATGATTTGATAAGAGTAGGAAAGAATTACTACGTTATTTCAGCCTTTACTGCACCTGCGGTTGTAGATGGAGTTAGAGTACAGGATATAACTGTAAATAAGATAAAGACTGATAGTGAAGCAACATGGAATAACATATCATCAATGCCTTCCTTCACTAATGAAATAGCATACATTAGAGCATGGAATGGTTCTCTCAAAGGTACATTCCCGATAGATACAGAAGCAGTATATGGTAGCAATACCTTCCAAAGACTCACTATCAATGGAAGCACAATCAGCAAAACAAATGCTTCTTTGAATGATAACAAACTAGTGTTGCTCAGTCCAGAATTTGTTAACCATCAAATAGATATTGATTATGGTGATTCGGTACATAAGCAAATTAAATTATCATCTGATTTTACAAGTAAGAAATATTATCAGACAACCCCAATATCAATGTTGTATTATCTATCAGGTAACTACGCTATTGATGAAGAAGTGTTCAACGGTAGTGTTGAAGATATCAATTCACAGAACAAGAATGGTATGGTCACTTATGAGATAACAGGTAGGGACAAACTATCCAAACTGCTTGGTAACACCACTAATAAAAACTTGAACCATACCAATGATATTATTCATTCGACTCTTTCACCTATGTTAGATAATACTGTCAATGTAACAATTGATGGTAACTTAACTGCCACAGGAACAGGAACAGAAATTAGAATAACTGATGCTCAATATGCTTTGGGAATAATACCTAAACCATTTGATGTTCTGATGGATAGTAGCGGTAATTTGCTTGGTGAAATAAGTGCGGTAGGTAATGTTGCTATTGGTACTGGTTATAGAGATTATACTATTACACTCAGAAGCCCGAACATATCAGAAACCCAAGTAAATAGCGGGGCTACTGTTAAGTTATACAGAAGAGATACAGGCACATACATCACAGGAATAAAAGCCCTTTCAGCAAACCCAACGCTTACTACTTCACCTACCGACTTCACTTCAACAGGAGATAAAGGAGTAGTCTTTGTAGATGGAGAGAAAGTCAAATTTAATGATAGTGGTACTGGCCCAATAACAACTAATATTACCTATGCAGATTTAGCATATGCTTCTGCATCTGGAAGTTACAATACAGACAATTCTCTTGGTTTTGATATCATAGATACAAACAGCATAGGAGCAAAGGATTCCAAGTTTGCATTCAAGATAGGATTAGAAAGCGAAGTATCTACAACATTGAGTTCTATACATAGCCTTTCTACATCTACATACTTCAATGTGTTAGATAGCGTTTCACAAGACGGATTAACTACAATCACACTTGCTCCTACATTTCCAATTGTTTTGGGTAGTATAGAGAATAATAGTTCTGATAATACATTTACATCTGCAAATAGCAATCTGTATATGGTTAATAGAAACATACCAAAGTCGGGATTCATTCATACTCTCAAGAGCGATAACACATCAGAATATGTTTCAAGTAAGTCATTCAAATACAATCCAATACAAAGAGTGAATCCGGGCGAACTGAAAGAGACTTTCACATCCGTTTTGAATGACTCTCCTAGAAATCAAAAGATTATGGGGTATGCACCTGCATATAGAATAAACGCTGATGGCTCAATCAACAGTACAGATTATGTGACCATTAGCAACAAGCCTATTCTGGGTAGTAACTTCCATGATGATAACTATACAGGTAGCGACAAACTCACTCTATTACCAAAGCAGTTTCCTGAAACAAGAACAGGAACATCAGTAGCAACAACATCAATTAGAGATGTAGAACAAAAGGACTTTAGAACCAAAAAATATGAATTGTTAAGTGTTGGAGATTTATATCCAGAATCTAAACTAAGATACAATAGCCTATTTCAGTCGAGTGCTTTTACTAACTATGGTTTGTTGACCGAAAAGATAGGACAGAAAGACACTTCTAGTATTAGTCACGCTAATTATACAGGCGGTAGTTTCCAATCATTAGCAAGCGAATCTAACTATAATATTCATAAAATAAATTCCTCCTCTACTACACCTACGAACATCAAAAGGTTTGGAGTAATGAGATTAGTAGAGGCTACATTTGATTGGCACTTTACTCCTATTGATGCTGAGTCTTTACAAGATATAGATACAGTACCTAAGATAAGTAACTTCTCATATCCAAGATGGAAGACACCAGAATCATTAGGATTTACAATGGTAGCAAGTAACGCCGGAAATGCTTCTACTAATTCAATCAATTGTAGTGGGGCAGTAGTAAGAAACTTCAAGGAAGGAGATATGTTCTTCAAAACATCAGATGGCAGTCTTGTTGCTAGAATAAACGGTACTGGATATGCGACTATATCCACTAATGGTTCTGGTATAATAACAGGCTCAAACGTAACTGTATTCCAAAACACTACGTCTACTTCTGTATTCAAGGCAAATGTAAGAGTATTCGATATGTTGACAGATGATGGTTTTGGTTTAGACTCACTAAGCAATGCTAACGATATGAGACATCTTGCAGTCTATCTTACTTATGGTCATATAAACAAAAATGACTATTTTGAACATAGTGATAAATTACATACAGCGTTGGTCAACGGTGCTTCAGTAAATCCGTTTATTCCTAACAATATTTTCCTACCAATTATACCTGAAATATTTCATCATAATGGAGGTAGTTCTGGCGACAATGATAACTTTAGACGTTCTCCATATCATTCAGAAGGAGATTGGGCATTAGACTTCGATGGTGATAGCACTACCAGTCAAGATGAACAAGACTATGCAATCAAATATTGGCATTACTCTAGAATAATAAACGCATTACAAATGCAGACATTCACAACATTTGATAACGATGGTAATACTGCTGATGATTATCCTAGTCCAGACCAATACAAAGCAGCCAGAAGTACGCATCTGTATGATAATTGCATAGGAGTATTCAAGCATTTTAGAGGAGCAATAAAAGAATCACAGGGTAGTAATCAAAGGGATATCATTACAACCTCATCTCTATTAGAATTAGATACTCAAACTAATTACAATAACTATGAAGAAAATGCAAGTCCATCAACCGATAGACAACAACATAGCCGTAATATGAGAATAGACCAGTTGGGTAGCCCAGACGTTGCATACATAGGAACTAAGACTAAACAAGCACCTTTTATTAGTGAAGATGATGCTGTTGCCCAAGTAGGTCAAATACATCATAATGACGTTTCAAGTACAACTGGTGAATTATATCAAACACAGATGATAATCAAACCTACAATCAGAACAGATGGGATGTCAGGAAGCACAATCACAATTACAATGAATGCAAGCAATACACATAATTGGATTCACTATGCTCCTAATCTAACTGGATATTATTTGGTTCGACTAGGTGATGGTAAAGACACATTGAAAATAATTTCACATACTGTAAATGATAGCGGTACACACGCAGTTCATACTTTGACATTGAATGCTGATTTAACTGCAAGCCAACGATATAGATTGATGAGAGTATCAGAAACTACGTTTGATGAAACTCCGGGCTTTATCGAATTCAACAAGGAGATACATACAGGACTTCAATACAATGATACTGCAACTAGATTAGATACAGGAGAACCTGCAACGATGGGAGCAACCACAACCAACTTTACAGGAGAAGGAATAGTCTCAATGTATGTCTTACTCGATGTTGATGATGATTTAGATTCTAATAATAAAATGGTAGAGAATATAGACTTGGTAGAGCAAAGCCTTGAACTATTTGATGACGGAGAAGTTATTGATTGTTGTATAACTGATGGGCGTACTACGACTAGAAAGAACATTACTGTTACCAAAGATATTACTACTGGCAGACAAAGCCTAAGATTTGACTATGAAGGAACACTATCAGGAAATGGTGTTGTTTCCTTTGGTAAGACATTCACAATCACAACAAACACACCGCTACAAAATGGCGTGGAAAGAGCATACATAGGAACTACTATGGCAATAGGATTGGATGCTGAAACTGCCATTAACGAAATCCTAAATGAGAACGATATAGAAGTGGATGATAGCGAGAGAAACCTAACGTTTACAGGTGCTATTGTTAGCGGTACTTCTGGAAATAACATTACTTTACAATCAGCAGTAGCAACTGATGTAATAGCAAATGGAGATACACTATACAATCAAGATGGCAAACTAATTGGTTTAGTAGCATCAGGTCAAGGCACTACTACACTAACATTAGATGATGTTGACTATGATAGCGATAGCACAGTTGATACATTCTATACTCCACAACAATACGAGGAACTAGTAAAATACACAAGAAGGCCATTTATAATCAACACAAGGTTTGCTGAGAATGATGTCTTTACCGCAGTCAATTTCTTAGCATCAAAGAAAGGACTAGAGTATGTATTCAAAGGAGAGAAAATTCAGATTAGAGATATTGATGATTACTCATCGAGAAGAATATTTTCACTTAGATACAGGGATGGTCAAAATCTGATAAGTGCAGAAAACAACACATCTCTCTTTGATAGAGCCAACAAGGTAGTTGTGATAGGAGATAATGTAAAAGCCACAACAGAAATGCCTACCGATAAAAATACTAGGACTTTGACGCATATTGATTCTAACATCAAATATTCTAAAGAAGCCCAAGTAAAGGCAGAACAACTTCTGGCATTGCACAATGCTAAGACAACAAAAGTAACTATTGAGATTGAAAGAAAGGATGAAATGAAATTAATGAAACCCGGTGATTTAATCACACTTAACTTCCCTAATCACAACATTCCCCCCGATGACTATATTGTATATGAAATAGAGAATGCTATGTCTGCTATCAGTAAAATAACTGTTGGTACGTTTAATAAGACAATAGCAGAAAGACTCGCTGAAATGAATATAGAAAGAAAAGGAGGATTTTCTACATTATTAACAAAGGATGTTACTGCTGAAGTAACCAGTAAATCCTTGTTTGAAGAGATTGGTATAGATGAAGTTTCATTAATATCACAAAGAACCACTCCCACAGGAACATCATTAGGTTGGGGAACCTTAATAGGTTGGACAACAACAATGAATGCAGGGAGTGATGTTGTTACAACGGAGGAAATAGAATTATGATAACAGATGCAGGTAAAAACAAAACAGCAGATTTATTGATTGGAACAAATGGTTTTGGTCATATTGCCGTGGGAGATGGTGGTGATGATACTTCAACAAGCCAAAATACATTAGACCATGAAATCTTTAGAAAAGCCGCAGACTCAAAACAAGTAGTTGGTAATACAATTGTCTATACAGTCACCTTTACAGGTGCAGAACTGTTATCCAATGTAATATCAGAAATGGGTGTTTTTGATGCCTCTAGTGGAGGTAATATGTTGAGCCGAGTCAACTTTAAGAGCATAGGCCCATTAGCATCAAGTGAGACATTAAGTTTCACTTTTAGGGTGGTGATTCCTTAATGACGGAATTTTCAGGCTTTATTAGTACATTGAAGGTTGCACCTACAACTAGCGACCAGTTGGAAGATGGTATTGATAATCTACATAGTGGTATTATCAAAGCATTGAATACTGCTGATGCAGGTTCGTTCATTGCACACGGATTCCAAGTTACATCTCAATCAGATGGAACATTCGATATAACTCCCGGAGGTTACTTCGATAAAGGAGAGTATAAAACATTAGGTGCGCAAAGCGATAAAAGCAGTACAAACTTCACAGGTGCTACCGCTTATGATTGGTATGGTTTTATTGTAATAAACGCAAGTGGAGCAATAGCATTTAGAGGAACGAATGCTTTAGGTTCTTCAGCCGCTAAAACTGCCGACCTTACAGATGGTGATATTCCAATATGTGTTGTTCAGATAGCAAAAGGAACAGGAACGGCAGTTCAAAGAAAAATACAGTATGTTGGAATAAAGAAAACTACTAACACTTTAACCGCAGGTGATGAAAATAGCGGTGATTTCAGAAAGAGATTCGAGGTAAAAACTGATGGAGATATATATTCATATAACACATCAAACGCTTACCATACTAAATTAGCATTTACAGATGCATCAAGTTCAAGCAAAACTGTAACTGTTCCAAGTATAACAGGGACATTAATTACAACAGCAGATTCACAAACTGTCGCTACTAATATGATTGCAGATAACGCAGTCACACTTGCTAAGACAACAGGAGTACAAGGTTCACTTACATTTGGGATATCAAACACCAATGCAGTAAAGATAGATAACAATTCTGTTCAAAGTGGTGACTTTGCTAGATTCACTAATACTGGTTTAGAAGGTAGAAGTATATCAGAAGTAAAGACACAACTAGGATTGGTTAAAGGAGATGTTGGGCTAGGCAATGTAGACAATACTGCTGATTCTGCTAAACCTGTTTCTACTGCACAACAAAATGCTTTGAACCTAAAAGCAAACCTAAGCAATCCTACATTTAGTGGCACAATAGCAATACCAAATATCAGCGACTTAGAGAGTGCGGTGAGTGCTAACACTCAAAAAGTAGGAATTACTACACAACAGGCTAGTGATATAACATCTGCAAAGAATAGAACAGATACATTAACAGATGCATACATTGAAGGAAAGGCAGCCGCTAAAATAGATGCACTACTCGGAGCAGACTCTAACGCTATTGACACATTAGCACAATTAGAAGACTATCTATTGGATAATACTGTATCGGGTGGATTGGTTCAATCATTAGCAGGTAAGGTATCTACTAGTACAACAGTTAACGGTCATGCTCTATCAAGCAATGTTACAGTCACAAAGGGTGATGTTGGCCTTGGTAATGTAGATAACAATTCTACTGCGACAATAAGAGCAGGTACTACCAAGGCAAATGTTGGACTTAGCAATGTTTTGAATCAAGCACAAGTAACTACATTTGTTTCTGATAACGCTCCTACTGCTACTGCGATTGGTGATATATGGATAGACTCAAATGATAATAATAAGATGTATAGAGCATCAGCAGTAGGCTCTGCAAATTGGGTAGCAGTTACACTTGGTAAAGGAGCATTAGGACTAGTAAAGGCTGATGTAGGATTAAGCAACGTAGACAATATCACAACTGCTACCATGAGAGCAGGTGTTACTCATTCAGATGTAGGAACAACAAAAGCAGATGTAGGATTAGGAAATGTAGAAAATAAATCTGCTGCCACTATCATAGGAGAAATAACTGCTAGTGACATTCCAAACCTAAACGCATCTAAAATTAATGCAGGTACTTTTGCAGATGCCCAATTATCAAAGTCTTCTGTTATACAACACGCTGCCTCTTCTACATTTAGTGATTTATCAGACTTAGGAAGTGGTATAGATACTGCACAAGACTTCTTGTATGTATTTGATAACGGTTCTCTCAAGAGTGCTTCAATAGCAAATGTATTAGCAAAGATTACTTCATCAGAATTAGTAGGTACAGGAAAGGTATTCCCTAATACTTTACCTGCTGATGGAGCAGAAGTCAACGTTCAAGCAGACTTCAATGAAACAAGTGATTCTTCAGATGCATTCATTAAAAATAAACCTACAATACCAACCAATAATAATCAATTAACTAATGGTGCAGGTTACGCTGTTGCTACTGCATTAAACGCATCAAATCTAACTTCAGGAACAATACCTGATGCAAGGTTCCCGGCAGTATTACCTGCCATAAGCGGTGCGAATCTAACTAACTTACCTGCTGATGTAACTCTAACAGGTGCGCAGACATTAAGCAACAAAACGCTAACTGCTCCAATATTAACTGGTACTATTACAAACGCTAGTGGAGATATGACAATTGACCCTACTGGCGACAATGACCTTATTCTTGCTACTGCCGGAGATTCAAGAGTAATAGTAGGTGATGGGACAATCAGCCCTGCTGGAAACCAAGGTAGATTAACAATCATTCATGACCAAACAGGCGGAGAAGGTGGCCCTGCATTACAAATAGTTACAAAAGACAATGATGCATTCTCTGGGCCAAACATCAACATACATCGAGATTCATCTAGCCCTGCTGATAATGATTTTCTAGGTAAGTTTACATTTCACGGAAAAAATGATGCTAGTGAATTAATTGGTTATACTGCTATCAGTTCACAAATGCTTGATATTTCTGATGGCTCAGAAGATGGTAAAATAATTTTTACACCTAAAGTAAATGGTTCTAATGTAGATGTTTTAACAATAGACTCAGTAGTTAAAGTATTCAAACCATTAGACATTAGAAGTAACTCAACTCTAAGGTTCTTCGATAATGATAACTCTAACAAAATAGTTTTACAGACTCCTCTTAATGTTGGTTCTGATTATACATTAACACTACCACCTAATGATGGTGATAGCGGTCAATTCCTAAAAACAGATGGCAATGGTGTATTAACATGGTCTGCTGATAATAACACTCAGTTGTCTGATGCACAAGTGAGAAGTAAAATATCTGGCTCAGGATTAATATCCTATGATTCAAGTACAGGTGCAATTACCACTACTGCAAATAATTATTCTATAACTTCTGATATACTTAACGAAAACGACATGAGTTCTAATGCTACTGACAAACCTGCATCACAAGCATCTATCAAAGCATTTGTAGAAAACAGCGTATCAGCAAATACAGATAGACAAGTTGATGACGCTACATTCAATACTGGCAATGGTGTATTGACACTAAGTAGAAGCGGTGGTCTTTCTGATGTTACCGTTGATTTAGATGGAAGGTTCGCACTATCCGGTTCAAGTGGAGAAACAAATCAAAACGCATTTAGTAATGTAGCAGTTGGTTCAGATACAGTACAGGCAGACCAAAAAACTGACACTCTAACCTTAGTGGGAGCAGGTGCTACAACAATATCAGCAAATACATCAACTGATACAATAACTATTACTTCAACAGATAATAACACAACTTATTCAACTGCTACAAGTAGCACACTAGGATTAGTTAAGATTGGTTATACCGAGAATAACAAGAACTATCCTGTTGAACTATCAAGTGGACAAATGTATGTCAATGTACCTTGGACTGATAATGATACTCAATATTCTGTCGGAGATGGTGGACTTACTCAGCGTAACTTTACAACCGCACTAAAGAATAAATTGGATGGAATTGAAACATCTGCTGATGTAACTGATAAGGCTAACATAATATCATCATTAGCAACAATGAATGAAAATGACACACTAAACATAGGAGATTCAGGTGAAGATACTAACGTTGTAATCAAAGGAAACTTAACTGTTAAAGGAGATACGAAGTATAGTAGTGAAACAGTACAAATCGTTGAAGACAACACTCTAGCATTTAGAGCAGGTGATGGTAATTCTCATGAAATCAAACTTACTGCTCAAGACGCTAGTACAGATAGAACAATAACATTACCAGATAGAGATGGAACAGTAGCAGTAGCGGCCGGAACTGGTCTGTCATTATCAGGGACAGGTGTAGTATTTGCTAATTTAGCAGCAAGCGATATACCAAACTTAGATGCTTCTAAGATTAATGCAGGAACATTAGGTGCTGATAGAATACCAAGTCTTAATGCGAGTAAAATTAATGCTGGTACATTCGCAACTGCTAGAATCGCTGATAGTGCTATTACAAATGCTAAACTTGCAGGTTCTATTGCTAACTCTAAATTAACTAATTCAACTATTACTGTAAGTGATGGTTCAAACTCGACTGCTACTGCATTAGGTGGAACAATAACATTCGCAGCAGGTGAAGGTATTGATGTTGCTGAAAGTTCTGGTACAGTTACATTTAGTGCTGAAGATGCTAGTGCTATCAATAAAGGAGTAGCATCATTTAGTCAAGATGATTTCTCAGTATCTTCTGGATTAGTTACAGTAAAGTCATCAGGTATTTCTAACTCTCAATTAGCAGGTTCAATTGCTAATTCTAAACTATCAAATAGCGCAATAACAATTGCAGGTTCTTCTACATCATTAGGTGGCTCTATTACCGCAGATACAATTGCAGGTCAAATTAGTAATTCAACAATAACTAATGCACAATTAGCAGGTTCTATTTCTAATGATAAATTAGCATCAGGAATTTCTGCTAGTAAATTAACAACAGGTACTATACCCGCAGCAAGAATAGGAACAAGTGCTATTACAACCGCAAGAATAGCCAATGATGCAATTACAGATGCTAAGATAGGTGATGCACAAATACTTGCTAGTCATCTTAAGTTCACAAATGCTTCTCTTACTTCTGACCTAGATAACATGGTAGTAACATACAATCATGCAGATGACAATTTTACATTAGTTAGTGGCGCAGCCGGAGGAGAGAACAATCAGACCATAACAACAGGTACAGGTATTAGTGGTGCTAATAGCGGTTCAAGTGGAAACATAACTGTTGCTATTGATGCCACAGTCGCTACACTTGCAGGAAGTCAAGCATTAACTAATAAGACAATTAATGCAAGTAATAACACTATAACTAATATTGCTAACAGTTCTTTGGCTAATAGCAGTATAACAATCAACGGTTCTGCTATATCACTAGGAGGCTCAGTTACAACACCAAATACAAACACGCAGAATACATACACATCTTCGTTTGTTGATTCTACTAATGATATAATACTTAGGCTAACTGAGGGTGGAGCAGGTTCAGGTACACAAGACATTAAGTTTGTAGCAGGTTCTAATATTACACTAACACATACTGATGCTAATAACATAACCATTGCTTCTACTGATACAAACACCAACACCAATCAATTAACCACATTCCAATTAGAAGACGGTGATGGAACAGAAGTTACAATTAGTCATGGTAAAGAAATAAAATTTGTTGAAGGTACTGGTATTGATATTAACTGGACTGATACAAGTCATGGTTCAGATGGCGACCCATATGATTTAACTTTCGCATTGAAAGACAATTCGGTTACTGCTACCCAATTGAATATTAGTGGTAATGGAACTTCCGGGCAATTACTTCAATCAGATGGTGATGGTTCGTTTAGTTATGTTGACGCTAATACAGGAGATATAACTGGTGTAACCGCAGGTGCAGGTTTAACAGGAGGTGGAGATTCTGGCGGTGTTTCACTAGCAGTAGGAAATGGTACAGGTATATCAGTAACTTCCAATGCAGTAAACCTTGATTTATCAGAATTAACTACGTCTACATCAGATGGGGATGGTGATTTCTTTGCGGTAGTAGATACTAACAATGCTATGAAGAAACTAACTAAGGGTAATATCAATCTATCAGGTTTCAATAACGATGCAGGATTTATTACAAGTCAAATGAGTTTCGTTCTAGAAGATGATGATGGTACTGAGGTATCAATATCAAACGCTGAAGAAGTTAAGTTCCATAGTGGTAACACAAGTATAGACATCAATTATTCTGATATATCTCCGGGTTCAGATGCAGACCCATTTGATTTGGATTTCAGAACAATATTCGCTCCTCGTCTAAGGACAGACGATGATAGGGACTTTGCTCCTGATGACTTGGCAAATAACATTAGAGAACTATCAGGAAGGTTCTCAACAAAAACAGGATTAGAGGATGGTTCAACCACTACCGCTTCTGATTATGTTGATGTTTTAGTATTAGACACATTCACAGGACATACAGGTGGAGATGCAAACATATTGGCATTCGCCAAGAATAGCACAAAAAGAATATATCACTACCGAGCAGACCAAGATGATACTAATTGGGGAACTGCTTCTACTCTTGCATACATAAGCGATATTCCAACAAACAATAACCAATTAACAAACGGAGCAGGTTTTACAACTAATGCAGGTACAGTAACACAAATATCAGTAGGTACAGGTTTAGATGTAACAAATGCAACTACTACTCCAACTATCAGTCTTGATTTATCTGAATTTACAGACATGACGGCTGCGATTAACTCAAGCCAAGATGAATTGATTTTATTAGACAATGGAGCAGAACGTAGGAAATTAATATCTGAAATACCACTTTCAGCGTTTGATAATGATAGTGGATTTACAACCGCTTCTGGTGATATTACCGCAGTTGTAGCAGGTAATGGTTTAACTGGTGGAGCGACTTCTGGTTCTGCAACACTAAACATTGGTGCGGGAACTGGTATTGATGTAGCGGCCGATGCAATTTCAGTAGATGTATCTGACTTTATGACTAATGGTGCAGACAACAGAATTGTAACTGCAACAGGCACAGATGCCATGAATGCAGAATCAGGTCTTACTTGGGATGGTACTACACTAATAGTAGATGGTCATGCCGGAGATGCAGTATTATCATTAAGGGCAGATTCAGACAATTCAGGTGAATTAGACCAACCATATATGGAGTTCGTATTAGATGGAGGTACAACACACTCATCTATTGGGCATTCATCTGATGTATTCCATAATGACAATACAGACAATAACACATTAATTATCGCTAACTCAGTCGCAACCAATGATTCAGGTTCAGGAATAGTATTCAAAACAGGAGAATCAGCAGGACATGAAAATGCAGTAGAAGCGTTAAGAATCGGCCCTGATAGAAAGATTAGATTTAACGATGAATACACATTCCCACTTACAGATGGTAGTAATGGACAGGTTCTAACTACCAATGGTAGTGGAGCGTTAACATTCACAACAGTTAGCGGTGGTGGTGGCGGTACAGATACCAATACATTCGTTATTGTTGGTGAAGAGTCTGATGTTCATATCGCTAGTACGGCGGCTGCGGGTGGTGCAAATGGTTTTCAAATGTCTTTTGGTAATGGAGCAAGAAATACAACTAATTCTTCAACAGGAACAGACTTTGGTGTTGCTTTACCTGTTGCTTGCACATTGTCAAGAATAGACATAGCATTCGGTAATAATGGTAGTGAAACAAATTCCAGTAATCAGACAATGACAGTTTTCAAGAATAGGTCAGCCAGTACAACTACAATGCAATTTAATGCTAGTGGAACTGGTGGTAATGCGTTTGTTAGGTCATTCACATCATTAAGTGGAACTGGTGTATCTTACGCAGCAGGAGATACTTTCAATTTAAGAACAACAGGAATGCAGGGATATACTAATACACAGGTTGGCCCTGCAAGAATGACGGCATACTTTACGGTAGCATGAGGTGAATAAAATGGCAATAGGAGAACATGGAGAAGAGATAACGATTAGCATGGAGGAGGCAATGGCAAAGGTTAGATATTCTAGGAATTGGATGCTAGAAACATATGTAGATTTTTATCAATCTAAACCTTTGTTGTATAATGCATTAACACAAACAGAACAACAAGAATTAGCAGATTACAGGGCAGCATTGCTTAATTGGCCTGAAACACTTCAAGAGATATATGGCGATACACCGCCTAATTCATATGCTAAATATCAACCACAACAACCATCGTTTATGGTTAATCACCCAAAAGGAAGGATGTTTCCAGACCCTCCTTATAGTGGTTAATATTTTTTTAAACGATAAATGGTTTATTGTTAATATGGAAAGTCGAGAGTATTTGAAGTGCGCAAAAATTAGGACTAAAAAGTTAGACTTGACGGTTCCGATACAGGCGATGTTCTGGTGAAGCAGGGCTAATTAACATCCGACTAAAGGAACGCCCTCAGAACGCACTCTAGTAGCCTAGAATCAGACGTTTGATTATTCATGCTAGGGTTAGAACCGATGAATAAATCAATTTGAGCCAAATCCGTTTTTTAGCCCAAAATAAAAACGTAATTTGTCAATTTTGAATTTTGCCAAATTTTTTAGAGTTGGCCTCCACAAAGGGCAAGACCTTTTCAGACCATAGAAAGTAACACTCTCTACATTCCCAAATCTTGACCCTTTGCGGAGAACCTACATAAAAACCTAGAATTCTTCTAGGTATCGTATCTTGCCCGCAAGCGGAACACGTTTCTCTAAGAGCCACGATTATTTCCGCCCCAGTCTTGTTGTTCTTCTGCCATTAGATTATCCATGTATTCTTCAATCGTTTGATTGGAAACCCTATCTCCACTAAACGCTGCAAAGAATAACAGACATACTGCCATTAGAAACAATATCCATACTATCCATTCTATTGTACTCACCAGTTCACCTCAATCTCTTTCATTTCTTCTTCATTCATATCGAAGCCTTTTACAACTCCGTTATCTATTCCATACTTCCACAAGTCAAATACTAACTCGCAGTCCTTCAAACAGTATTCTGCTACTTCTGCATAGCCACCTGCTTTCCAAACTTTAGGCGCATCTTCGCTATGCATTATCTTAGCATCTTCTAAAGTATGTGTCACTAGATTATTCAGACTATACCTTTCACCCATAACGCTACTTACTTCACGGCTTGTGTCAATATAGGCTTTCTTGTTGATATACTTCTGAATACAGAATATATCTAGTGAATCCCTCAAAACAGGTAAATCAAAACCTGCTATGTTGTGACCAAGAAGCAGACCCCCTTTCTGCAAATGGTCATCTAAGTCAAACTTCAATTGGGATATAGGCTTGACTTCCACATTAGATTTCTTCAAATCATCTACTGCTTTATCAATGTATATTGTTCCTTTGTCCCCATCCCATGTGCATACAGTAGATACTTGAAACATATGGGTATTACCCCATCCTCCTATATCATAGGAGTAATTCTTAGTTTCAAGGTCTATTGCTAATACATCAGACATACAGTTCACTCCGCAAAATCATCGCCTTTACCGAATAGGAAAGACCAACGGCTTACACCAAATGCCTTTCTCCAAAATCTAGTATTAATTCCTTTAGCCATTACTCTCCGCCTCCCCACAGTCTAGCGATATTTGCTTTCTTATCTTCTTCAGGGTCAGGCATTTTAATGTCCTTTGCTCTCTTTAGGAAGGCAATCATATGGTCGCCTCCACCAACAGATACAATCGAACATAACTCCCAACCTTGCTCTCCTTCTGTATTTAGGTTATCTATAACGTTCTTAGGGCCATTGGCCGCATCAAACACCATAAATTTATTCTCCCACTTCACCATCTTTCTTGTCCTCCAATAATCTTACATAAACTACTCGGTTTATTTTATCTTCTTCAAAGTATTCTTCAATCTTAGACCACCATTTGTATAAGGTTGATTGGCCTTTCTTTGTCTTCTCCCTAACCTTTTGGAATAGCACGTTCTTGTTAACCCATCCGTCTTTAGATTTCAATTCACGATAAACCGTTTTAAAGACACTTATATTGGCTCTTTCTTCCAGACCCTTCTTCTCTTCCCGTAGGCTTTCATCAAGCCAAGATACGAGGGACTTATAGCACTTCCTAATTAGAGAGGATGCTTGAAGTACATTTTTTTGCGTAACAATGAACCTTTTATCTTTATCAGATATACTTGGGGCTTCTGCTACTGCACACAATATAGCCATCTTTTGAATGTGTTTAAGCATTCTGTTGATGAAAGTTTCAACAGATTGAAACACTTCTATTCTACTGCTTTCAATGTATTTCTCCATCAATACACATTCTCTCTCTAAAGCGTCATTTGCATTCTTACTAAACCTCATAGTCTTTAGAGGGTCTTGACCTACATCATCAAATCTTTCTTTTAGAGTATCATATAACGTCAAGAAGTTTTTGGCGTAAGTTGTTTTAGGCAATGCTCTATTACCAACTACACCCCAATCTTTGATTAACTGTCTTCTCATTTGCTTCTGCTGATGTTGGGGTACTTCATAGATAAATATCAGAATCCTTTGAAGCACACCTTTCTCAGTAATTACAGTAGTCAATTCCTTTGGAATATATGTAGTAGCATATACAGAACGCCTACACTTACAAATGATAGGGTCTTCTCCCTGTTTTAGTTTCTTACTGATAACCCATGTTTCTCCCCATAGAGTATTCATGAATGTATTTAGATATACGATTGCTTGTTCTTTATGTTGGCTTTGCTTGAATATACCTGAATACTCAAACTCATCCCACATAGCCATTCCTTCACCTTCTAACTGGCCGGGAACTTGAACATCAATTTCCATCCTTCTCATTTGTCCGTTATCATCTTCTACTTCTTCTCTTCTCTTTTCATAAGAACCAATCAACGCAGCATCAGTATAATCTGTAATATCAAAGATATCAAAATGAGTACCATGCTTTTCATTGATAGTATCGAATGTTAATCTCAATACTGGTAGGAACCAATTAGTCAATGTTGACTTCCCTGTTCCTGATGTTTGCATCCAAAGGAACTGAATGCGAGTATCATCAACATTCAGGTTACTAGGAATAGCAATCATATCTTTACACAATTGACCCAATACAGAAAAGAAGGCTAAGGCTGCGGGTACATCGTTGTAATTAGATGCCAACACCGCATCAGCAGTCCACTTTTCTACAATCTTTGGCAATGTCAATTTATTGCTTTCTGTCGTTGTATTATCATCTACGAAACTGTAATACAGTTCGTCTTCATATTCATTATAATTAGTTTCAGTCCAATTCATACTACCACTTTTTCTTCACTATTTAGTGTGTCTATTATCCTCTTTGCTATCGTTGGGCCTATGCCATCAATAGAGGATAATTCATTTACATTAGATTCTCCTACTTCCATAACAGAACCATATTTTTCTATAATTTTCTTTGCTTTAGATTTACTAACTCCTTTAATGGTACATAGCATATCTAATCTCAAGTCATCAGTTGTAATCCTTTTCAACAATGTTGGTTGAATTACACTTCTTTTAACTGGCCTCATCTTACATATTGTTGTAATTATCTTGGCTGCCTTCTGAGGACTTTCTACCCAAAACACTTTACAATCAGTATCTAATGTTAGCCTACCAATTGCACCATAGAATTTGTGTTTGAGTAATTGTTCATTTATTTCCATATTAACATATTTTGGATAAGCCATTACTTGATGTAGTGAACCATGTATTATGACTATACTATATTCATAGTGCCTATCCATGTTATCTACTTGATTCCATAGTCTTCCATTCAATACTGATTGTAGGAAGTCAATAGTAGATTTTGCTTCAAAGCATACATCTTGGTAAACATAATCACCTATCTCTATCCATTGTTTCTCAGTAAGTATATTCATTCTACTTGCTTCTGAAATGATGAATTCAGAAAGATTAGATTTTTCTCTACTATCTATTATCAATTTATTCATAGCATCACCAACAATAACTCATTTGTAATATATGCGGTTATAGACAAATAAAACATCAACCTCGCTAGATACATTATATCATGTGCATCAATCATGTGTTTATCTCTCCTTTCAAACTTGCATTACATTTACTACATCTCAATTTCATCACTATTCCTTTGTATATATCTTTGTTACCTGATACTTCTTCTACTTCCCATTCATGTTCTAAAGGCTCGCATATCACTCGCAATACCTCCAACACTTACCCGGACAATAACCCTGCGGAATCAATTTCTCTTTACAACTAGGAGCATGATATCCACCATCAACTACAAACTTAACATGATGCCTAGTGGTCTTTTCATCCCAATCCAACCATATATCTTCTTTGTCTGCTATCGCCTTAAATTCATTTATTATTATCTCAATCACTTCCGCTTTCTTTTCTTCGCTAATGTGTCTTTCTCTCATCGTAAGTATATCTCTATACCATTGTGTTAGATACACTCTTGCATAATGTCCGGGGTTTTCTACCATAATTGCATTGTGCAAACATGGTAGTATCGGTAATTCACCAACAGGCTTTGGTGCATTAATTTCAATATCGCTCATTTCGATTGGCTTTACATTAGGCCATTTGACTAACTTGTTTCCATACCTAACTTGAGGATGATTACCAGTCATTGCTTTGTCTAATATAACATCCAATCCAGATTCTAAATCTTCTCTTGTAATAGGAATACAGAAGTACGGGCCTTTGCTACTGAGATTGACCGTGTTAGGAATCCTACGAAGCCTCTTAACCTGAATTCCACTCCTATCCAAAGTCGGAGCAATAGGAGTAAGCGTGGTGAAATACGACTGAATGCTTCTGATATCATCAGCCTGTTCTCCATAAACTATCATATGAAAACCCTTACCACTAAAATACATATTGAAGAATACATCTTGTTCTAATAAAACATCACATACTCTAATACAATCGTAGTAGGCATTTTCTAATGGCTCATCGTGTGCATCAAAATCTAAAAACATTCTGTCTTTGATACAAGTAGAGTCAATGGCTGCATCTTCAGCATACTTACCAAAATCATATACAGATGTATAACAATTCATCTTACCATTGAATGCATTAACCCATACTACAAATTCATCTTTATTGTTTATCTTTACTCTTTTCATCTGTGGAGCGTTCTTTATGTGACTCCCCGCCCACACTTCTCTCGGAAACTTCATTTTTATTCACCTTAAATTCTATTATGGCAGAATCTAATTCTGCTTTCACTATTATTGCTATTTCTGATTTTAGTGTTTTCTTAACTAACGCTTGGAAAAATTGCCCAAAGGTTAGTCCCTCTTCTATATCAACATCCCATAGTAAATCTACCTTAGATTTCGCATCTAAGTCTCCATAGGTTGTATCTGCTAACTCATCAATAACTTCCGTTATGTTTGTTATCTCATTAAAACTCCAAGTCTTATCTCTCAAATATTCTTTTATCTTATCACTTAACATATTATCACCATACCTCTGATTGTGCCGCATCACATATAGGCATAAAACTACAATGTTGACAGGTCTTAAAGTAATACTTCGTAGGGAATTGTTCTCCCCCATTGTGCTTATCTTCATACGCCTTAATCAACTGAGTGATGCCTCTCATTACTGCATTGATACTAGTCTGTTTTACAGG